GGATGGGGTGGTGATCTGGACTACTCAGCGATGGATGTAGCATGAACGATACCGAACTATCCGCAATCATCCAGAACGAGTTATATAACTCTATCGGCGCTGATTCTGATGAAATAGTCGGCAACAGGACATCGGCTATTGATTACTACTTTGGGCTGATAGGTGGTAATGACGCCCCCAATAGCCAGGATACAGACGCTACTGGATATACACGGCGTAGTTCTGTACCTGCCGGGCGCTCTACTGCTGTCAGCCTTGATGTAGCAGACACCATAGAGGCCATGCTCGCACAGATAATGCCAACCTTCTCATCGGACACAGTGGCTAGTTTTCAGGCCAGATCAGAGCAGGACGAGGACCAGGCAGAGACAGAGAGTCAAGCATGTAATTATATGCTAATGCAGCAGAATGACGGCTATGTGAAGATATACCAGGCTGTTAAGGACGCATTGTTACAGAAGAACGGCATTCTCAAGATATATCCCGATGTATTTACCCGTATTCAATACGAAACCTATGGAGAACTAGATGATATACAGCGCCTGCAAGTCCAAATCCCCAAAGAAGCGGGGGAGGAAGTATCCATCTCGAAAGAAGGTGGCGTTAATACAGTAAAGCGTATCAAGGCAACCAGGAGACTGGGTGTTGATGCGGTGGCTCCTGAGAACTTCCTTGTTTCGAGTGACCAACGATCTGTTAATGTCGAAGAGGCCGCTTTTGTTGCTGAGAGGCGGATGGAGACACAGACAAGCCTGATTGAGTACGGCATAGACAAGGACATTGTATTAGACCTACCCACGTACACAGACGATACTGAGTCAGATACAACCGCCAGAAACCAGACCAGCGATGAAGACGAACATTATGCCTTTGAGGACTCAATGCGGACTATCCAGGTGTGGGAAGTCTACATGCGGGTTGATTATGATGACGATGGGATTGGTGAATTGCGCCGTATTATCTATTGTGATTCCCCTACGCCTATTCTGAGTAACGACATTGCACAATGGATACCCTATGCTGTTGGCACGCCGTTCATTATGCCTCACCGGTACATAGGGCTGTCGATATTCGACAAGATTAGAGAGATTCAGGACCAGAAGACAGCTGCCAAACGTCAGTACCTGGACAACATGAAACAGATGAACAACCGCAGATATAAGGCGGTTGAGAATCAGGTCAACATGAAAGATGCGACCAATGGCCGTATTGATGGGGTTGTCAGGGTCAAGAGCATGGATGCGTTCGAGCAATTGAATGTTGCTGACCTGGGAACAAACAGCCTTAATCTACTTCAGTATCTGGATAAAGAGCGTTCAGAGCGTACAGGAGCCAGCCTTGATCTGCAGTCAGAAGGGCAGACCGTTGGTAATCAGACCGCTCACGGTGTAGAACGCCAGATTTCGTTTAAGGAGATGTTGGCGTCGATGATTACCAAGACGCTGGCTGAGACCTTGATAAAGACTACCTATGTATTAATACACCGGACGTTAAAGCGCTACTTCCCTGAAGAAATCAACTTCAAGACATCAGGCGCCTGGAATCAGACAGTGCCAACCCAGTGGCTGGACCGTGACCAGGTAAACATTGATATCGGCCTGTCTATGGGTGAGCGCATCAGGCAGGGACAGGCGCTGCTGACAGTATTAGAGCAGCAGGTGAATGCGATGGCATCAGAGCCTAACGTCTTGTCAACAATGGACAAGATTTATAACACGGTCACTGACTTTGCCCGCTTCAATGGCCTGCAGAATCCTGAAAGATACTGGCAAGACCCCTCTAGCGAAGAGTCGCAACAGGCAGCCCAACAGAACGCCCAAGCCGCGCAGATGGCAGCACAGAATGATCCGGCCACCAAGCTGGCACAGGCTGAGATGCAGATTCAGGCCATGAAAGAAGAGGGAGACCGGGCCAATAATCAGGCCAAGACACAGCTCGAATTCCAGAAACAGCGGGAAGAGGGAGAAAAGGACCGCGCACAGATGGAGCTTGACGCGAACGAGCAGCTAAGGAAGTGGACCGAGCTTGAGTTAGTACACCAGGTAGACATTGAGGGGCAGGGACAAGATGCCGCAGGGTAGATTCACAGGCCAGAATTACAGGCCAATGCGCAAGGAATCTATGTTGACGCCTGTAGCTGACATTACTGAGCTGGCGACTGGTATGCCTGAGCCGATCCCTTATGTACCGCCACAGGTACTGCCTCCGTCACCTGTAGACCCTGCTGTTTATGAGTTTATGAAGGGCAATGATCCACGTGGAACACGCGAGTCTGTCTATGATGGGTCGGGACTTCTGCAAGAAGATGAAACAACCGGCAGAGCTATCAGAATGGACCGGGGGTGGAGGTAAATGGTTTATGACAGGTTTGAACTTAAAGCAGAGGTGATTTATGGCAGGTACATGGCTGGATACAGCATATAGCGTCCCGCAGAACAATTATGTTTATGTGCGGAATTATCGCGCATACGAAGAGGGTGTCCAGTATCGACTTGGTGGCACTGTATTAGAGCGTCCAAGTACTGATAACCCTTTCACTGCTATGGGTGTTGACGATCCACAGTTCATTAATTGGGATCTGGGATGGAAGGCGGCCCACGGTGATGGTGACGGGACAAATGGATTTATTGATCCCTGTAGTTCGTATACAGGGCAAACTGCTGCTGCATGAGTGAGCGCATACGCAATGCGGTGGCTTCACTAACAGAGGCACCGTGGTATGAAGATATATTTGAGCATTTCAGGAAAGAGTACGGAAACAGGGTATTAAACGTGCTGGAATCAGAGATGATTGACGCACGCAGGCGGTATGAATGGCTTGCTGAATTCAAGCAAGAACTTGACAATTTTAACTGTGAGAACAGCCATGAGTGACGAATTAGTACAGGCATTACTGGGAAGTGAGAACTCTCCGTCGGAAGAGCTAACGGGTGTCCCTGCCGTATCAGGTGACGATGTTGTTGATCAGCTTGAGCCTGAGAAGGCTGAAGAGCAGGTTGAAGAATCGGAGCCTGAGAAGGTAGAGGCCGGTTCATTTCTTGATACGTTACACGCCGTCGATATTGGCGACGAGGAAGCGTATGCGCTGAAAATCGCCATGCAAGACCCTGATGGCAACCAGGTATTTAAGACTGTCGGGGAATTAAAGGACGAGTTTAAGAAGGCACAGGAATTCAACCATGCTGCAGAATCAACACAAAACGAGCTAGCAGCAAGAAAAGCAGAACTGGAATCACAAGAGTCCAGTTTCAGGATGGCGCAGTCTGATATGTTGCAGATGCCTCAAGAGTTATTCGAGGTAAATGCACGGATTACGTCTACAGAACAGCATATCAATGCTAACCAGGATTCTATGATGAAAGAGAATCCAGGTGGGCTTGCACTGATGAGGCAGGAGCTACAATCGTTACAGTACCAGCGTGACAACCTGCAGCAACAGATACTTAATCAGCGTGAGTCTGTGCAGCAAAGTTTGCGAGATGAACAGATGGTTCAGCAACAGCGGACCGTTGCCAAGCAGACAGAGCAAATGCTGAATCTGATTCCTGAATGGACGGATAACGAGGTGAGGCAAAAAGAGAGCATGTCGCTAATCGAGTATGGAGTAAGTAAGGGTTTTAGTCAGCAGCAAATGACAACCATTACGGACCCCAATGTCGTGAAGTACATGCGTGATCAGATGTTGCGTGATAATCAGCTAGCCAGTGTCAAGGCTATTGATGACATACCGCCTGCATTGCGCCCTCAAACCGTTAAACAGAAACCCACTGCTGATCGTGCTGCTCACAACAAGTTAATCAAGAAGGCGACTAATTCACGCGATCAGCGGGTAAAGGCTGATGCAATAGTGGCCCTCTTATCGCAATAGGAGAGTAATCATGGCCGTTACAGGTGATGGACTAGCAGCAGCAGCATTTGGTGGATTGATCAAAGAAGATGTCATGAACAAGATTTTTGACATCTCTAAATATCCGCTACCACTAACCAGCAGGATCGGGACTGATACCAGTCAACACCCGTACAAGGAATGGGTTGTTGATAAACTTCAGGCACCGGTATCGACTAATGCACAGATCGACGGTGCAGACACGATTGCCAATGATGATACTGAAATTGGTACTCGCGAGGGTGATTTCTGTCAGATTTCAACCAAGACGGTGAAGGTATCAACCCGCGCTGATGAGGCCGGTACAATCGGCTATGCGCGTGAACTGGCTAACCAGGTGTCCCGTAGACAGATTGAGTGCCGTCGTGACGTTGAGGCCACCATGCTATCGCGTAATCCCTCGGTGAAGGGTGTTGATGGGACAACCGCCCCGCAGTCTGCAGGGTTGGGGTCGTGGATTGTCACCAATGTGGAATCTGGTGTTGGTTATAGTGCAGGCGGTTTTAATACCACTACCGGCGTGGTGGATGCCGTAACAGGTACAACCACAGCCCGCGCCATGACTGAAACAATGGTTCGCTCTGTTACCAAGAAAGTCTATGAGGAAGGCGGCGAGTCACGTTGCTTTATGAGTACGCCGGGGATGATTGAGCAGTTCAGTAACTATCTGTTTACCTCAAGTGCTCGCGTTGCGGCTCTGCAGTCTGATGTTAACCAGTCAAAGGATGCGGTAACGGCAACCGGTGCGGTTAATATCTTTGTTGGTGACTTTGCCACACTGAAACTGGAGCCTAATCGTATCCAGCTTGAGAACGCTACTGATGATGTCAATGCTTACATTCTTGACTTTGACTATCTGCGGTTGGCATTCCTGCATGGTTATCGCACTGAACCCCTTGCCAAACAGGGGTTGGCCGATACCCGGCAGATTGCTGTTGACTGGACGTTGTGCGTGATGAACGAGAAGGCGCAGGGTCTGATTGATGGCCTTGACCCGACTGCCCCGGTAACACTGTCGTAAAAGGATGGGGGGGGGGGCGAAAGCCCCCCTTACTTAATCATGAAAATAGACGCATTGACGTTTGGTCAGATCATGGAAGGGGTTGTAAATAACAACCCTGGTTATGATGGCATGAAAAAGAAGGCTGTCCTGGTTCCCCATGAGAACATGATTTATCATGGGTTTGAATGGTCAGAGACAGACAGACAGGTCCATGCCATCAATGTCCAGTGGCACAAAGATAACCGTAAGATGCGCGAGACTGACATCAGGGAATGGTCTCACTACAACTTACACTTACCTCCCACAGCGGCCATGTGGCTGCAGGAACAGCCGGAGTGGATCAATGGCACAGCTAAGGAGCGGCGTAAGTTCACAGACAAGCTGGTAGCGACTGAACCAGTGTTTAAGGCAGCAAAGAGGCTGTAATGCCTAACTATATAGACCTGAAAAGCGACATACAGACGTGGCTGGCAGATGATGATATATCGCCTGCGGTGCCTACGTTTATCCGCTTGTGTGAGGCGCGGATTAATCGTGTGTTGAGGACTTTAGCTCAGGAAACGATAGTTAGCGCGACGGTACAGCCGGACCAGACATTATCCGGCACTAATTACGTGACCCTGCCGGATGATTTTGACGAGATTGTGACAATAACCAGCCCGGACACTACAGACAGTGAACCGCTTGATTATGTAAGCCCTGAAAGGATGGTCAACGAGACATATCCAGGCTTTTACTCTATCAAGAGCAATATAATCATGTTGCCGACAGGGGTAAACACTATTGTACTAACGTATTCAGCAAAGTTCCCTGAATTGACGGATGCATCGCCGGATAACTGGCTGACAGCTAATGCCTATGATGCATTGCTTTATGGGTCTCTGACTCATGCAGAGGGCTATGTAGTCAATGATAGCCGTATACCTCTATGGGAGAGCGCATACCAGACAGCGGTTGCTGCAATCAATGAGCAGGATGAAATCGCAAGGACATCGGGTAATACTTTAAGAGTTATCTAATGGCCTGTAATCCTACCCCTCCGTTTGTAATACCGATAGAGACGGATTATGGCAGCCCATTTGTGCCCAGTGTTCCAGACCAGGGTACGTTTATTCCGGTACCTGTTGTTGTAGAGCCGTTTGATCCCTGCCCGTTTGCAGCGCCTATTATTGTCAGGTTTGATATACCGTCAGAAAGTGATTCTCTTGTGGTCCCTATATTGACGTTTTCGGTTAGCAATCCCGAGTTTTATTTAGTAACAGAGAGTCCACTAACGCCAGAGTTAGACGATCCGGGGTGGACGCTTAATCAGCCAGTGGTTTATGTGTTCGACTCGGAAGGCCCGAAGACGCTCTATGCGTGGGCGTTCAATGCGGACGGATTAAGTGAGCAGGCCAGTGATACAACAGTTATAACCTTGCCCGTTCCTCCTGTTGTAGACGCTTTCGATATTCCTGATACCAGTGATACATTACTGGTCCCTGTTTTAACCTTTGATGTAACAAACCCGGATTGGTACTTGCTGACAGAATCAGTTGATGTCCCTGCTTTGGATGATCCAGGGTGGACACAGGTAAAGCCGGTTGATTACCTGTTTGATTCAGAAGGGGCCAAGACGCTGTATGCGTGGGCAAAGAATGACGATGGGTTGAGCAATCAATTATCGGATACTACGGTCATATCGCTTGTTGTTGATATATGCGGCCTGCCGCTATCACGGTTTACCTTTTCCAAGACGATATCGCCAAGTGCACAGACACAGACTATCAATTTTGCTGATGATGGCCGGTATATGTATCTTGGGTTTTCTAATTTCAACCTGATCAATAGTTATGAAACGAACGGCGCTAACTGGGAGATAAACGAGCAAGTATTATTTGGCAGTTTTGATGTAGGCGCTAAATGGGACAATGTATGGGGTATTTCTGTTAAACCTGATGGCAGTGAGTTATACGCGTCAGGTAATACTGGCCTTATTAATGGATCAATCGTTGGTTGGTCATTGCCGACATCCTATTTATTTGATGATGATGCACCGGATATACCTGTCGAGATTGGTTCTTATCCCATAAGCAATATCGGCGGAATTATAAGAATTAGCGACATTAACATAAAGCCGGACGGTACGAGATTGTTGGGGTGGGGTAATGATGGACCACAAAACCTGTATGAGTTGGATATGCCTGCGTGGACTATTGGTTCCATGACCTATAACAGTGTTAAATCCAGTCAAAGTGCCACCTCTGCCTTTGTTACGGCAAACGGTAATTGTTTGTATAAAGGCAATGGTTCGATTATCGAAAGATTTGGATTTGGTGCGCCGTGGGATACAACCACACTGGGGCCTAGTCCTGAAGATACATTAGATGTGAGCGCACAAGTGACAACAATTCGCGGCTTGTATGTAACCGAAGACCGTTTATTTGTGATTAGCGAGGCTGGCGATATACACCAGTACGACGCATGAAGACAATAGCCGCCTTTACCGGACCACTGATGCCGGACTTGCCAGATCGGGACAACCCCGGTGTGGTGAGGGCTGAGAACTGCCTGCCTTTGGCAAAATCGTTTGAGCCTTTCCGGGCGCATGTGGCTGATATGGACGCATTGCCTTCTGCTTGTCTGGGCGCAAGGGCGGTACAGGACTATGTGTTAGAAACTTTCAGTTATGCAGGAACCGCTACAAACATCTATCAGCGGGTTGGTGACAGCTGGTCGAGTGTGGGGTCTGGATATACGGCTATGACGTGGGAGTTTGCTGCATTCAATGACAATGTATATGCGGCGAACGGGTTTGATCTGTTACAAGTATCCCCTATACAGGCTGTAAGTGCCTTTGTTGATGATACCAGCACGACCCCGGCAGACGTTCCCGCTCCAAAGCATATCGGGATAGCAAGAAATTTCATTATTACCGGCAATCTCCCGTCTAATCCAAGATTGGTTCAGTGGTCTGCGGTGGGGGGTGGTGATTGGACCAATGATGGTTCTAACCAGGCCGGGAAACAGGTATTGCAGGAAGGCGGGGCCATTACGCGGGTTATTGGTGGTGAGTACGCCACAATATTCACAGAGCACTCCATTTATGTGATGCGGTTTGTGGGTGGTGCCCTTATCTGGCAGTTTGACGAGGTACAGCCCGGAAGGGGTACGTTGTCGGGTGGTTCGGTCACTCAGATAGGCAATGAAATCTATTATCTTGGCGACGATGGTTTTTATGTCTTTAACGGGATAACGTCGCGTCCAATTGGCTCCACCACGATGAATCAGACGTTCATAGATGACTATGATTCAACCAAACCGGATGCTATATCGAGCCTGATTGATTTAGACAATACCCTTGTCTATTGGTCCTATCCGGGGTCAGGTAATACTGGCATAGCAAACAAGATCATGATTTATAACTATGCGACTGACAGATGGGCGGGGCCGGTCCATGTCGAGGTAGAAAGGCTCGCTTATTCCCAATTACCGTCTATATTGAGTGATAGTTTTCCCGGTGCCCCGGTGATTTCGGACACGATCTTTGATTTATCAGACGCTACCAAGTTCAAGGGGGGCAAACCTGAGGTAACGGCCTTTAATAACACGCATACTCATGGCACATTTACAGGGGATTCCCTGATTGCTGTTGTTGAAAGTGGTGAGTTTGCCATGAACATCGGCGGGAAGGCACTTCTAAGGTCCGTCAGGGCGTTAGTAGACGGGAATAACCTTGCCATAGGGGTAAGCGTTGGCACGCGTAACAGCGCATCGGGGCCGGTGACGTATATTGGCCCAAAAGCCGCCTATGCTGAGACAGGCAAGGCTAAATTCAGAGCAAATGCCCGTTTCCATCGGATTGTGTTGACGGTATCCGGTGATTACACCCACATCTTTGGGGCAGAGCCTGAATCTGTCGGGACCAGTGCCAGATGAGCGCCGGTTATCTGGACGTATCCGTACAGGAAACTGATTCAGCACAGGGGCACAGGGAATGCGCGAACGCGATAAATTATTTGCTGGGCAGACAGCCCACAGTGGCTATGAATTACGGATTAGCGGTTCCAGCCTTTGCTATTTCAAATGCCAGCCCCGGCACGATTGTTGCGCCGTGGGCTGGTACATTAGGCAGTGCTTATGCAGAGGCCGATCAAACAACAGGAATTGTCACGGTTAAAGAAACCGGGCTATACAGTATTCAGGCAACAGTGGTATTCCAGAATGGGACGTTAAACGAAAGCTATGTGCTTGAATTAATACATACGGTTCTTGGGGTACCTGGTTATACACCAATGGCAACAGCAGAATGGACAAACAAGACAACGGCAGCCAGTCTGTCAGGTTCTTTAACTGTTGCTATGGGCGTCGATGATCAGGTGGCTATTGCTATTTATGGGTCTGTTGTTGATACGCTTAACCTTATTTCAGGTCAGTTACTGGTGCAACAGCTATGAATTATACGGCTGTCAAAATAGCGATGGAGTCATTATGAATATCGTAACCCTTGATATTGATTGTGGTGGAATGCCTGATCCTGGTGTCAGGGAAGAAATATTTGATATAGAACGTCGGATGAATGAGGCTATCTCAGTATCTGATGTTGAGGAAATAGACGTACAAGAAAATGTGAGACATATATTCGCGCCGGGTGTTTATGCCAGAGAAATGACAATCAAAGCTGGTGAAATGGTTATTGGCAAAATCCATAAGACCGAGCATATTAATATTATCTCTAAAGGTGATATATCAGTAAAAACACAGTTCGGCATGAATAGATATAAAGGGCCGTGTACGTTTGTTTCTCAGATAGGAACTAAACGAGTAGTCTTTGCTCATGAAGACACAATCTGGACAACGATACATCCTACTCAAGAGACTGAACTGGAAAAGATAGAAGAGCACGTTATAGCTAAAAGCTATGATGAAATACCGGGGCTTGATGGCCCATGCAAGCCAAAAGAGATTGGAGGTGACACATGACATGGGGAGCAGTAGGTGCGGCAGCCATTGGCGTTGGTGGTGCTTCTTTACTTGGTGGTGGAGGTGGCGGCGCTACGGCAGAGCAGCCAAAATATGTAACGCGAGCTGGTAAAGATTTTAGCCGGGGTCTTGCCACGGCAATAGACCAATATGATCCACAATTCTATCAGGGTCAAATGTTTGCTGATCAGTCACCGTATAGCCAGCAAGCTATTCAGGGGATGGGCCAGTTTAGTTCCCAGCCTTCACAGGATTATCTAAGTTCTGTGATGGGCGGTGACTATCTTGGTCTGAACCCGCAGATGCAAAACGCCGTAATGAATCCGGCGATGCAGGCGGTTAATGACCAGTTTAACGCGGCAGGGCGCTATGGTTCTGCCATGAATCAACAGCAGGCAAGTCAGGCGGGTATGTCAGCCTTAATGCCTTACTATAATGCTGAAAGACAGCGACAGCAGCAGGCGGCACAGTTATTGCCTGAAATGCAAGCCGGTGATCTGGAGCTGCAAGCAAGGGGCGGGGCAGGTGCTGAAAGATATGCGCAGCAGCCTATAACGCAAGCAATGCAAAGACATGAATTCGAGCAGAATCAGCCATTGATGGCATCGCAGCAATACGGGAATATGATAGCGCCTTTATTTGGTACACCTAACCAATCCCAGTCATCTCCTGGTTGGGCTAATAACCTGAGCGGGTTGTTAGGTGGAATGGGTAGTTATTATCAGGGGGCAGGTAATTACCTTCAAAATAGTACGGCGGGTGCTAATATGGCTCCACAGGGGGCTGCGCAGGGTGTGCCTGCGACTGGCGGTTATTCGCCAACAACGGCGGGAGGATGGTGGTAATGGGCCTTTTAACTTATCTTGCTGGTGGTGGCTTCAATTACGGGAATAACAACCTTGCAGCTATGCGTGGGATTCTCGGACAACAGGCTACTGGGAATACATCTCAGGCAGGCCCGGCTATTCCACAACCAGGGACTGGATTGCTTGGCGGACAGATGGGCAATGTTGAGGCAGCTATGAGGTTGCAGGCTATACCCGGAAGGACGTTTGATCCGATGGCGGCTCAATTAATGGCTGGTCAGAATCAGCAGAATAACATTGCTTTACAGAATCAGTTTCAGAACATGAGGCCACAGCAGCCCACAACAACCTATAGAAATCTGCAAGCTGCAGGGCTGCAGCCAGGTACACAACCATTTCAGCAGGCTATGTTAGAGGCTGTTAATAAGCCAATGGTTCGAATTGGGTCAGAGGGTAGGGGGTCAAACGTATGGACAGATGATGAGAAGAGAAGCGCAGGAATACCCATTGAAAATGTTGTCGTAGATGGGAAATCCGGGCCGAAGGTATTAGTTTCTGGAGAGAAGAAAGGCGCATCTTATGACACTCTTGGAAGGGCTGAAACGTCTTTAGCTGCGTATAAGGACATGCTTAGAAAGACAGGCACAGAATATTGGCCGGGCAAGAATAAGCTAGCAATAGGCGGTCTGCATAAAGATATGTTATTGGAAATGAAAGAATTATATAACCTTGGCGTCTTGAGTGGCCCTGATATGGGGATTATGGAAGACATAATGAAAGACCCTACACAATTTTTCAGCCAGGCATATTCAGGGGATGATCTCTTATATCAGATAGAGAACACAGTGGAACCAAAGTTGAAAGCAGCAAGGGAAAGGCTTGATAAACAATATGGCGGTAGCAAGGTCGTCCCGACAAAAGGCGCGTCAAAAGCAAAAGGCGCCCCCAAAGATGGCTGGACAGTTAAGAGAATCAAATAATGGCTACATACCAGATCACGGCACCAGACGGCAAAAAGTACGAACTTGAAGGCCCTGAAGGGGCAACAAGGGAAGACTTGCTTGCGCAGCTACCCAAGGAAGACCGTGGCATGAATTGGCCCAGAATGGGGGCTGAAGTGCTTGGCGGTATCGTTGGTGGATTCGGCGGGGCTGCTGGGGGTCCATTGGGTGCTATTGCAGGGGCTGGCCTTGGTGCTGAAAGCGGGGGGCAAATGTACGACCTGTCTAACAAGTATATAGGCGGGGGCCAGCCTGAAGAGACTGGGCTGTTAGGTGCTGCAAAGAATGTCGGTGTGAACATGCTAGGGCAGAAGATAGGCGGTGATGTGCTTAATTACGCAGGTAAGCAGGTTAGTAAAATGCTGAAACCTGGGGCAAATCGCATGATGGGTGGCGAAGCTATGGATGTTTCAAACGCATTCGCTAACGCTAATATACCTGGTCCGTCTGCCGGTACAGCATCGGGTAACAGGTTCCTGCAGACAATGGAGGAAGCATTAGCCAAAGCGCCAGGATCTGCGAACTTCATGCGCCAATATTCTGATGACGTGCTCAGGCAATCAGGCGAAGAGGCTTCAAGAATAGCTCAGTTAGCGGGGGGACGCAGGATGACAACCCAGGGTGCTGGGGATGTTCTTGCAGGTGGAGCAAAGGGTGCTCAGGGTAGATTCGGCGTAAGAAGGAATGCGCTTGAAGATGCACTAGTTAATAAGATTGGGAAAACAACCCCTGTGAGCATGGAAGGTTCCCGTGGGTTACTTGAACAAATGGCAGGGGAAAAAGCATTAGCCCCTGGAGCAAGGAAGTTCATGGGCCCGGCTATAAGCGAATCAAAAGGTATTCTTGGGATCACCAAGGATTTGCCAGAGGGGGTTGAGTCTCTTCCTTATGACGCCGTAAGGCAGGCCAGGACTCATTTAGGCGGTAAACTTGAAATGCCAAAGGTTGCCGGTGGCTATGTTGGGCTTGAAGGGCAGCAGGGTAAAAGGGTTTACGGTGGGCTACTTGATGACTTGACCAATGTAGCCAAAGAACAGGGAGCATTGCAGCAATCCAGAATATTAGACAGATATACGCGTTATTACAACAACGTAGACAAGCCAACACTGGAGACCCTTATCAAGCGTGATGACAAGGCATATAAGTGGATGATGGAAGGTTCTAAAGACTCCGGTAAAAGGATTGCCAAAGTACGGAACAATGTAACGCCCAATCAGTGGAATGATGTTGTATCAACCACAATCGACCGCATGGGTATGGCTACACCCGGCAAGCAGAATATGGGTGGTGATGTATTTTCGCCTGATACATTCTTAACAAGATGGAATTCATTATCGCCAGAAGCAAAAACAAGTATGTTTGGTGGTAGCCGTTATAAGGAAACAAGGGCAGCATTAGATAATCTTGGAAAGGTTATCGAGGCATTAAAGGACTCTGCAACTGCCAGGAATTTCTCAAACACAGCGCCTGTTGCAAGCGCATTAAATGTTGTTTCTAACCCATTAACGGCGCTAACGATGGGGTCTGCAGCTATACCTCAGAACATGCTTGCCAGGCAAATGGTAAATCCGAAGTTTGTTAATTGGCTGGCGCGTGGCGCAGTGATACCAAAAACAGATATAAATGCATTAAAGGTACATGCAGCCAGAATACCGACACTAATAGGTGCGGAGATGCTAGAAGACAATGAATAGCCAGAAGTACGCTAATGCAATGAATATCAGCGTTCTAAGCAACGATAAAACAATGTCGATACACATGGTGACTCCTTATGATTGAGCTTAAAGACTGGACAACTACCGGCGACGGCATGAACGCCTTTACCCCACCGGATGCAGCGCAGGAGGATGGTACAACCGTCGCCCAGTTAAACGATTGTCAGCGTGAATCCCAAGCCACTGTCAGACGTTATTATAACACAATGGAGTGGAGAGATTTTGGTTATACGATATCTTCCACAGGGTCGGATACCGTTACATTCTCTGAGGCTATCCCCCTTTATGTTGCAGGTCAGCGTGTAAAGTTAACCGACACTCCGGCAGGAATATTATACGGAACAATAACATCCAATATCGCGCAAGTACTTACTATTGCGGTGGATGGTGGTACAAGTCTAACCACTGTGTCAGTGGTTGAAGCGGGGTTTAGCCCTGTTGGTGATCCGGCTGGGATTGCAGATGCAATAGCTTCATCGTCAAGCATTGTATTTAATGGCACTGTACTAACAAATGGAACTGTTGAGGGTAATACAGGCTGGACTGCGGTATGGGATAATCCGACAGGAGAGTGTACCGTAACGCATACGCTTAATACGCAGGACATAGCAGTTGTCGCAACCTGTCTGGGGGCTAGCATCGACTTTGGATACGTAACAAATGTTCATATATCAAATAACAGTAATTTCCGTGTTTATACAAAGTTCATTAATCACACAAATAATGAGTTAACTATATCGCAGATAAACTTTGCCTTCCATGTAGTTAGATATTAGATAAACAGCCCTTCGGGAGACTGTAAAACAGGAGTATCCAACATGAAGCAACGTATTAGACCATTATTGTTAATGCGCAAGCGTTCGGCCATGTTCCAGCGTGTTGGTCAGCATACCTATGCGTTAGCTAACAGGCTGATGGATGATACGTTGTTCGGTGCGCCTAAGCCGTTTCAGGGATGGACTGATGGGGAGGATTGCGCGGGTGGTGGCAATGTTGCGCTTGATTTCACAGCTCCTGTGTTTTTTACAGATGGCACACTAGGCATAACGATTACCGCAACCGGCGGAAATAATTATACATTATCAGGTGCCTTAACATCGGGACAGAATGACATCAGTTATACAGGTGCGTGGGATACCCCATTGGTTGCCGGTGATGTTGTTACCGTTTCATATGATGAGAATGTCGGTGATTATAACGACGGTGCATTAGCGCCAGATACAGCATTCGTCCGCAGCTTTAACTGGAATGCAGATAACTGCCTTAATCCTCCTGTCCTGTTGTCAGCAACAGCTACCAGTCAGAGTGTCATTGTGTTGCGGTTCGACAGGGAAATAGGCGGCACTGAAACGCTGGGTGTTACTTTTGGCGGGACAACTGCTGTTACTGTTTCAGGGTCATCAGGACTACCCGGTTTCAGTATTACCTATAACATTAATGAAACACTGTTTAATGACAGTGATGTCACATGGTCATATGCAGAAGTAACCGGCGACTTGGTAAGGACTGATTCAGGGGAACCCCTGGAGGATGTGGTTAGCTTTCCGGTAGATGTTTCATCTCTGCCAGGTTTTCCTCCAGTCGTAAATAACGGATGGGCTACAGAATCAGGTGGTAGATGGAAGACTGAGAGTGGTGGAGACTGGTTATTGGAAAACTTTGTTGCTGCTTTTGTAACATATCTAGGACAACCAGTCACATATTCAGGAGTTCTTGTAACGCATGGCTGAGTTAACGGACATACTGGCATCAGGGGATATACCGGCAATAGATGCCGGTGAAATAAATGAAAATGGCGTTAGCTTGCTGGCGCTTATCTTAATTATTCAGGCACAGCTAGCAGACGGTATAACTTTGCCAGAAATAGATGGTGCTACTGCTAATGAAAACTCCATGTTTTTCAATACAGATACCGGCCTTGTAAGCTGGAAATCACACGGCGGTACTATACTCAGGTTTAATTTGTCGTTATGAGGAAAGGAGGTGGTTTAGATGGCTGACATAACCTATATCGAAGCAAATAACAAGGACGATACCCGCGTACCGAAGGACACCGATGTCATTGGCGTAACCGATCCCGATAATGCAGACAAGAATCAGGGCATCACATTATTGCAATTACAAACTTATCTGAGGAGTTGATATGGCCGATCTTACTTACACAGCCGCCGCCGCTAAAATCCCTGATCATACTCCGAAGGATAATGATGTCATTGGGCTTGTCGATCCAGATGCCACGGGTGATGATAAAATGCAGGGATGCACGCTCCTGCAATTGAAAGACTATGCCAATGCATTCGTCCAAAGTATCTATTCAGGGACTTTTGATGTTACAACAACGCCACTTGTAGAGCGATTATCGACACGAACTATCCGAGTCGCCATAAACAATCAGGGTGCGGCAAATGTTAATCTTGGTGTGGGAGCAACCTATCTGGAGGCACTGAATGACATTGGTAATGCAGTGGCAGCGCCGGGTATAGATTTATTCCGCCGGGCATCAACATCAAAATATATTGCCTACCAGGCTGCATCCGGCACACAAACGATTACATCTGTATTCGGGAGATAGGGTATGACTGATTATTATGTGGCTAGTGCTGGGAATGGCGGCAGTGATGCCAATGATGGGTTGACGGATACTACTCCGTGGGAAACTATTACAAAAGTGAACGCCACGGCGACAACCGGCGACGTTGTTCAGTTTAATAGAACTGATGCGTTTATCGGATTATTGACCCCAGCTGCTGGCGGGATCACATATACCTATTATGGTACAGGGGCAAACCCTGTTATTGACGGCAACGGTACAGGTACCACGTTGTTTATTAACAATTTGGATAACGTCAATGTGGATAATCTTGAATTCAACGGATACACAACAAATGCCGTTTGGTATACCGGAACATCCTCAAATGGGAGTGTTCATGGCTGCGTATTCAAGAACCACGCCGCCGGAAATCCGGGTACAGGTGTTCGCTTGTCAGGTACGTCATCGTTCATAACAATATCCGACTGTTATGTATATCAGGGTGATGAGTATGGTATTCGTTGTGACGGCAATGGGGGTGACTGCCTAATTGAAGGTTGTGTTGTTCACGGGCAGACTACCGCACTACCGACGAATGCTAATTTTGCTGCAATCTATGTTAATGCTTCGGCGCGAAGCATTGTCCGTGATTGTTTTATTGACTCATGGTATAGGAATGCGGCTGCCATCGTGCCGGGGTATTTTCGTTATGACACAGTAGAGGCCGGTTATGTAGATGGGCTGATTGTAAACAACCCGCTTGCTAATAATTATATACATGGTGGAGATGCGGGAAAGCCTTTACTGATAAAAGGTCTTATTATGGGTGGATCACCCCAGGACGGGGTGGCAATTGTTGGGACAAGCGTTGTTGATTTGGTTAATTGTAATATCCAGTACGCGACACTAAATGGCATCAACACAAACGGCCAGAAGACACGGATATTCAATTGCAATGTAAGTAATAATACTCGGGGCGGCATAACCACAGAAACATCCAATGCAGGGCTTGAGATATATGATTCCGTGGTGGCTAATAATGGATTCGATGGCGTGAATGCATGGAACGGAATTCGTGCGGACACCGGAACGGCTATTATACAAAATACTTTCGTATCAACATCTGCTCAGGACGGGATAAACGGGATCAATGGGGTTGCTATGACTGTCATCGGGTGCGAGGTATCATTCTCGGGTAACAAAGATTATGACGGTGCTGGCGGCGATGGTGTATCAGTACATGATACATGCACACTTAGGATGGAAGGTTGCAGGATACATAATAACTCCAAGACTGGAACTGCTAACGTTGGGACTAGTGTGGGCACAATAAAAAATTGCACATTCCACAATAACGGCTACAACGTATCGCCAGCCATCCAAAGAGCCTATGGGGATGTCGTTATCTCGGAAACTGCCGATTTCGATATGCAGGGCTGTATATTAATTAATAGCTCTAAGGCGGTATTCGCCGGGGTGAATTATACGGGCGACAATAACATCTACTACAACACAAAGCATACATTTATATTCGATGACGGCGCAACACTATATGACCTTGCTGGATTCATTGGTACAGGCAAAGAAGGTGTAAATTCTACGTTTGAAGACCCGCTCCTTGATGTTGATTACGTGCCAACGATATCTTCCCCAGCATATAACAGTGTAAGCAAGTGGTGGCAGAATACAGAGATTCGCCCTACCAGTGCAGCCCATAATAACGAACCGTACCCGGATACAAACGCCGACAGGGGTGGCGTACAGAGCACGCATTATACGACACACACGGAAAATTTATCATGAGATTCCTGGTGCTTTTTCTGTTGTCTCTGCCTGTATTCGCGCAGGATTATTACATCGCCAATAGCGGGGATAATACCAATCCAGGCACTCGCCCATCGCCGTGGGCGACATTAATGCACGCCTATAACAATATAGAGGCGGGTGATACGGTCAACCTGAAACGTGGTGATACATGGAAGTCTTATATACAAACGGTAAACGGTGTCACATACCAGTCTTACGGGGAAGGGGAGTTGCCGCTTGTCGATGGAGACCAGAAAGACTGGTACGGTGTATGGGGCATTGCCGCACAAGATATAACGATCCGAGATATTGAGTTTACCAATTCAAAGAGTACCGGTATCTGGTTGTATTCGGAACCCGGAGTCCCGGTAAAGAATATAATTCTGGAGGGGTTATATATTCATGACGTACCGATCAGTGCGGCCATGTGGATATATAACGGGAACCAGCAACAGGACGCTATAGATAACATCGACAATAATGTGTGGATGGAAAACATCATTGTACGGAATAATCTTATTGAACGGGTTGGTCAGTCAGGGGTACTCATTGCCGGTGTTAAAAACGCATTCATTTACGGTAATCGCATACACCGATCAGGCGAGCAACGAACGCCAAACAATGCAATCAGCCTGCACGCTTGCGAGGATGTATCTGTTGTCAATAATCATGTGACAGACACCATGACCGGCAGCACGTCTGGCGATGGACATGGGGTCAACCTGGATAGACTAGGGGAGGATTATGACTACAACTGCAAACGCGTGCTTGTCAAAAGTAATGTTGTATCCAATATAATCAACAACGGCAATTTTTCGGCAGGTATCCAGTCATGGCGCGGTCAGGATTCGATCATCGAGGACAACTATGTTGGGGGGACAGATGCCGGGTATGTCAATTCTGCAGAGGGGTCCACTGGTAACATATTCAGAAATAACGTATCCGTGAATACAAAAATAGGCTTTCGCGCAGATGTGCGTTCTGGTCAAGCCGAAGTCTATGGTAATACTTTTCATGGCACACTGGCAGCATTCCATACAATGTGGCCGGGGGAATACCCGCTCGAACATGATAACTATCTCTGTGGGTTTGAGTATACTCATATCGGCCACGGGGATAATCCAGGGCCACCGCTCCATGAGACTGATGTTATTTGCCCATGAAATATTCAATCCTTCTAATATTGTTTCTATCCGGCTGCGACATTGCCCGCCAGAGTCAGCGGCGGGATCATGACATTGTATCGCGGTGCAAGGTTGAGACTGAGATGCTAGAAGTAGACTGCATTACTACATCCAGCAAGGAACAACACGACGCAGGAGAACAGAAATCGTTAAAACACCCATTGCCCTCGCCCTGATGCTTTTATCCGGCTGTGAATTGCTGCGTGAAGGCGAGACTGATGACAGGCACATCATAAGTAATTGCAGTTTGAAGCTCCCCGATGGGACGCATATGCAATGCATCCATGATTTAGAGAAAAACGAGGATATTAGCGTGGAAGGCGCCTCATTCGAGAAATGACGCTCGGACAGCAACAACGGCTATTTGTACGACTACAGGCGCAGCTTGTGTTGTGGGTGTATGAAAGGGGGTATGAGCTATCTTTTGGCGATGCTTTTCGTGATCCGCGCGTTCACGGGGAGTATGGGGAAAAGAAGAGTTACAGTTCGTCATTGTCTAAACACAAGCAGCGAATTGCAGTCGATTACAATCTATTTATCAGCGGTGAGTATCAGACCACTACGGAAGCGTGGCGCGAGATTGGAGAGCACTGGGAGACCATGCATGAGCTTTGCAGTTGGGGCGGTAGATTTGGGGATGGGAATCATCTTAGCTTCGGAGAGCATGTAGCTTAATGTTTGAATCATTTGTTGAATAAACCAAGGAGAATACTATGAGTGCTATAGATGATATTGAAAAAGCCCTGCGTCAAGCCGTGGATGCCTACGAGAGAGCGCTGGAAGAAAATGCCGATGCTATTGAGCAGGAACTGCGGGAGAATCCCGAGTACGCGGCTGACGCTGCCAAGCAGATCCTGAATGCCGTGGGGCGTTTTCTGGAACGCATATTTTAAGTTTGAAGGCGCTTCAAAACGCCGTAACAGTTTGGTCTGACCTTTAGCCCTTCGGGGTGGTAATGGCCCATAACCTTGCCGGTCAGACCTTATGTGTGTGACATCATTATGGGTGATGTTAAGAGGTTATTATTATGGCTGAATTAGATGATGGTATCGTTTCTGCTATTGCGAATGAAGAGCTTAAGGCAATAGCGTCCATTCCTGCCCAAGTTGCTAACGTAACGTCACAGAACTTTGCTTCTAACCAGCAAGCCATGCAGGGCATTATTACCAAGTCAATGGGTAACACCATGGCGGCAATGGATCGCATTGGTATGACAGAGGCTGTAGCCGTTGGTGGGTTGCAATCCAAAGAGCTTGGTTCTTTGATTGTTACCCTATTGGCTTCTTTAGGCGGGGGACAGCAGGCAACTAAAATGGCTCAATCTACACCCCCTGAAACAGGGGTATAATCTTGGATAAGGGCGGGGGAGAAATCCCCCCTTCTTGTGACAATGAACTGAACCAGACTTTGGACTTGCTAAAACTGCAGCATGATCAAACGATGGAGATGTTTGACAAACTACTGGAGTTGAAAAAGATTCAACTCCAAATGATAAAGGAGAGTAAAACTAATGAAATATCTAATAGCAGTAATACTGATTAGCCTGAGCGGTTATGTGATGGCAAATCAAAAATGTGAAAAAAACCCTAACAATCCAAACTGTTCCGGTGATTATCCTGGATATACTCCTGATTGGGATTCCCGGTATTCCGTTGGCTGTTCCATGACGAATAACGAAACAAAAGCAACAAGTTTTGAATTCAGTCATGGTAACCTGGATTACGCTGAGGGAGGATCTATGATGGTGTACCTTCAGGGCGGAATAGAGCAGTGGTACATGGATCTTAAAGACGCGGCAGAGGATGAAGGGGTTGATGCGAGGCTAGTCCCTGATCTAAATGCAGCAACTACGCTTAAACGCTTTATATCAGGCGAGTTTGACCAGGAATGAGTAATGATGATTGGTTGGCTATAGCATGTAAGATAGGATTATTAATTCTTATTTTTATTGTTATAGTCAACTTAATCGTCACACTAAGCGGGTGCTCTATTTCAGGTGAAAAATCAGTGTGTTCAGAGTACGGAAATCCGTTTGCAATAGAGGATAAGGTTATTAGAAAACATTGTTTAGACAGGCATAGGGAGCCACCCGTACCTGTCCACACAAATAACTAAAAACGCACGAATAGTTAGTTGTCAGGCCGGGTGGCATTACTCGCTTTAATCAATTCAACCAGTTCATTACCGGCTTGCATAGCCAGCTTTCCGCTTACCTCTGCGGCGTCTGTCATAACGGCCAGTTCTTTCTTGAGCGTTATAATCTGGCGCTTGGCATCTCCCAGTTCCCCCTCAAACCTGTCAGCCTGTGCCCCATATTTATGTCGTTCTCCCCTCGCTGATTTTGCATAGCCTCGCTGTTCCTCTACTTGTTTTTCAAGCTCGGCAATGCGCTGCTTGTACCCTTCGACGGTTTCAACATCCAGTAATATATTAGCCATAGTTCTATTCCTTAAAAGGTGTCCGCGCCGCCAGTACCAGGCCCGCAGCCCGGCGCATGGGGGGCACGCTTGACGGCGCAGACAAACTGTTAATCGCCCTGTAAGTAAATCGTTGTCATGCATATCCAGAACAAAAACTCCTCAGAACGTTCAATATTCTTGCTTCCCCCTTCCCATGATCCATAAGCCTCTTCAGAATACAGGGCATCGCAGTAATGACAAAAAAAGGCTGTCATGTCATCATTGCACTTTATCCCGCGACCTTTCCCAAAGGAATATGATCTAAATCCGTTGTAATGGGATGCCCTTGTCTCTCCCTCGCGCCCACAGCGCACACAGGGAGCGTTAGCAGCCGCCTGAAGGCGTTTCTTATTTCTCATTCTCTAGTGCCCTTGCTTCGTCTGCCAGTGCGGTTATTTCGCTATGGGTATCACCTCCAGGGTTAAATCTATCTGCATATTTATCCAGCTTCTCTGATAGCTTATTGGGTTTAATGAATGGCTTTACTGCTCTTATGACTTGTCTTGCTGCTGTCCCTGTTGGTTCCCCACAAAGGGCTGCATTAAATGCAATCGCCGCATCAACCAGTTCCTGATACTGTGCCCTACCTTGCTCGATTAGTTCTAGTTCGAAAACTTTCCTTTCTATAAGAGATAACTCGTGTGCTTCCTCATGCAGTAGTGCTTTACTGCATTCATGTGTGATGCGGCCTATCTGCTCGTGCAAAGGCGAATTTTTGTCTGTAATCATGATGCGCTCCTGTATTTGTCCGCTTCCGGCTTTAATCTGATCACAATATTTCGCTCAATACTTCAACCGCATATTCAAGACTTTCAATTGCTGTTTCTGCTCGCTCTCTGTATTCCGCTATTTCATCTTCCATAGCCCGCAACTTATCCCGTTCGCGTTTTAATACACCAATACGAGTATTAAACTGATTACTTATTTGTTTGATTGTTCTCATTGTGCGCTCCTGTATTTGTCGGCCTCCGGTATCACAAGCTGCATATACAAGGCAGCGTGCCTAACAACTTTGTCAATGAATACTGACATATCATGTGTGTTCATTTTGCTGGCTGTCTGCTTTGTTACTTTCGGCTTGCCATTGATTGTCACAATTCTGTCAGTTCCATATTCATCAATCATCCACGAATAGATATCATCGGTTGTATAGTGCTGGCCGGTTGAGTCTTCTATGTGTTCGGCTATCGTTTTTAGCACGACTCCCCACAGATAACCCAACTGCTCCTTACTCTTGTCGTTCTTGTGTGGCTTGATTGTTATATCCCATACAACATCAGGGTCTAGCGCATCAATTGCGGTTACAGCATTCCCCCTGATTTCTGGGGTCCAGGTTATGAACTTGTGAGTCACAGAAACACCCCTTGTTGGTGGCTATATTTAACACACGTTTGTATAACCGTTGAACAGTCTAGTTTTTCGTTAGCCCTGCTTACATGCCTATTTACCGTCTTCGGTGAAATACCAAGCAAGCTAGCTATTTCCTTTTGAGAAAACCCTGCCATCAGCAGCCTGATCACTTCACCTTCTCGGGCTGATAGTTGACTAGCCATATCCCTAAGCTGCTGCAACCAGGTGTTGCTTAAAAGGTTTCCAGTATTGGACATCCCGCCCTGTTGACGGGTTCTTGTATTTGCGCTGCCCGAGTACACTTTGCACATATTCGCGCTCGTCCCTCGTTAGTGCCTCGTATATTTCCCTAGCCCGCTTCGAGCCTGATTCTGTGTCATCGTCGCATTCGTCAACAATCAACACGCATTCATCGGCTACCGCATTCAGTTTCTTAACGTCTACGTGGGTGCCGTCTACGTTAACCTTTGCGTGATTGGCTGCAATAGACGCGTTATTGGCATCGTCATCTATTTGGGCAACACCAACTATGGCAGCATAACTATACCGCCGACAGTAAGTCAGAGCAGACCCAATCCCCTGCGGATCAGGCTTGGTAGGGCGCATTTGCAACCTGCCGCGAATCCACTGCCCGCTTGAGTGAACCAGCGTAGTAACAACCACAACACTTGTATCAGATGGCTCCGTTGTCTGTATTACGGCAAGTTCATTCTTGCTTAACGGTCCTCTACAGGCAGCCAGTACATTCCCCAAGTCAGCATAGTTGCTCTTGAAGAACGGGTTAGTGCTATCCTTTAGTGCCCCAGTGATAGCGCCTTGTGCTTTGGATAGTGCCAGTGCCAGCTTCCCAATTTCAGGCGTCATTGTTGTGTCAATTAGTACCGGCGGCACATCCTGTGTAGTATTAAATTCATCATATTCGTTGCTCATTCTTCTTTCTCCAATGCTTCCGCATAAGGTATAAGGTCTTTCAGTGCCTGAATGATGTCGGGTATGTCTTTTGCCAGAAGCGGGGTATATTGGTCCCCATCCGTAAATAACACATAAGTTGTATCCATAGGTCTGCTAACGGTAATGTAATCAAAGTTATTGTCATCTTCATCATGCAATGAGATAACCCATTCACCATTAACAAGTCTCGGATGGCTAATCATTTCAGTCCCCAATCAGATTATTAACAAAGGTATGGATACTACCGGCCTCGGCTACTTCATAGATCAGGACCGCCCCGAAGTTGAGAAAGGCCAGCAGTCCAAAGACATATAGTGTGTTCTTGCCGTTCATGTATGCCTCGGTGTGTTAAATATCTTCAGTACCTGGGCCGGTGTCTCTCCTGCCCTTTCCTCTTCAGCGTCCAGACACAAAGATTGCGTTTCATTAACAGCCTTCTGGAAGGCAATGATTCGCTTCTGCCAGTCATTTTCACAGAGAATATCTTTCAT